CTTGATGCCGTAGTTGGGGTCATTGCTTCTTTTGACAACGGCCATCCCCAGGGCTGCCAGATCATTGACGCAGCGCCTGTACGTCCCGTCCTTGAAGTTGTTCCATGACAGAGTCATATTGGTAGCTACCTGAGCCGCCACCTCAGCATCAGTCTTTACGTTGGTGTCCAAGAAGATGTCAGCCTCCTCCAAAGAATCAGGGAGCTGGTCTGGATCGACATCCAAGACAAGCCCACCAGTTTGCTCTTTCAGCTCCTGGAGATCTTTCTTGATGGCAACTTGAGTCCGAAGTCTTTGCTTCTGCTTATTCTTTTCAGAAGAAGACAGAGGGTCAACAGCCTCCAGGTTAGGGTAAGGGTCCCTAGATAAGATCTTGTTTACTACGATGCGGACAAACTTCGGAAGGACTGGAACTGGTGTATAATCCAGATTCAACAAACTACCCTCACCATCGTTAGGGTTAAGGGAGGTCAGAAGCTTTTTATAAATAGTAGTGTCCTGAGTACCATTGGCGTAATGCCTATTCCTATTGAAGATCTCGTTTCTGCTACCATAAAGAGAACTCTTGTCGGTCATTTTCCCCCACTGACCCTCAATGGCTTTCGCATACTGCAACCCATACTTCTTATCCAGCTTCTCTGCAGCACTGACAAGAGGATTGGGGAAACCCGACTTCGAGCTTTCTTTTTGATACATTTAAAGCTGATTTACTGCAAATATAGGAAATCCTTACTGTACCTTATATCGACGGAAAAAACGCTTCTCATCGAAGCTAGACTCTTTCTTTTTGGCTTTCACTTTTTGTGCTGCCAAAAGGCACAAGCCAGAGCTAATGGTAAGGTCAAACTTGGTTCGGTCGTTGATCTTAAATCCAATCCAATCTTCTAAGGTTCTATTGAAATACATCATGCCATACTCACCAGTATCCCTGTTTATTCCAACATGATTGTGGATGTAAGCCTCAATGGCGTGAGCATGAGCCTGTATCACATCTTGAGAGTTTGAAGGTATGCCTTTAGTCTTGACGTTCACCTTGGAGCTAGTGCTCATGAGATGCTGAGGTCTATCCATTAAATACCCATCGTAACCTCTTGATTCAAAGTGCCTTGCAATACCGTACTTGTTGTTCTCAATTAAGATCGGGTACCCGTAGAAAACAGCCGCCATCAGGCAGTCCTCATAGAATATTTTAGCCAAAGGCGGGCGGGCCGCATACTCCACAACAAACATGTTAGCAGGGTGCTCCATGTGAAACTTGTTGTATAGGTGTAGCGCTCCCTTAGACCCCCGTCCATCGACGGTGGCGTCAAGGTCGTAAGAGTCAACCCCGCCTACCCCCAGCTCTGCATTGGGTGCAATACGTTTATTTCTATCGAACTTCTTTTGATTTCGCATCTCCACTGGAGGCATCCAGGCTACGCGAAACCTGCCAGTAGGGTCAGGCTGAAATACCACTTCAGTATCCTGAACCCCACCCTTCCAAACAAAATTACCTATAACGACAGGGTTAGGGAACAACTCATCGTTGTATTGAATCTGCTCGTATATCTGACCTACATTGAATAAGCTCCCATCAATGCTATCCCGAAAGGCTTCATCTTCAGTAAAAGGAAACTGACGAACAACCTCATTAAGCTCAGAGGGATCATTCTTTAAGCTTTCCCTTTCATTTTTCAGGTATTGTTTTGATCCCTGATTGATGATATCACCATCAATACCAGACACATCAGAACTAGGATTTTCAATGACTGGACGTCCGTACTTGTCAAAAAAACCTTCGAGAGATTCCTGAGCTGGAATAAAGAGTCGATAAAGTCCACTCCTAGTCCTGCCGTTTGCATTTCTCTCGTTAGGATTTGAATCATTCCATAGATCCTTATACTCTTTACCACCCTTGTCCATGGGGTTTACAGTACTCCCCACCAAAGCCTTACCTACAATTTTTCTACCAACGATTAGGCAGGTCCGCTGAATCCTCCAGGCATCTCTGATGTCCGTAGGCTTCTCCCACTTGCCTGCCTCGTCAAGATACAACAAATGCAACTTCTCGCCGTCATAAGCGTTGTTCGTGGTGTTCTTCCAGTTGATTACCGTATTAAGAGCCTCGCCCGTCTGCGTAGTCTTATTGTTCTTCGTGATTCTCTTAGACGGCTCGCGAAAAGCCAGCTCCATGCGCGGATTGGTCGTTCCATCCTGAATAGGTTTAAAGAAGAAGGGGTAGTGCCTAAACATCTGCACAACCTTCTTCATGAATATATTCTCCTGAGCGTCCTTACCAGTCTTAGACTGTATACCTAGGAGCTTGTCTTTAACTTGTGTGGCTTCATCAAGCAGCACAGCAGAGCAGATATTGGTATACCCGCTCCGCCTGCACTTAGTATAGAGCTGCCCGATACATCGGGGGTCCGCCTCACACGCAGCTAAATGTAAGAAAATATTTTTTTGGAACTCTAAGTAGTCTGGATACCCGATATCCATTCGGGTCCATTGAAGCATCATGTAGTGCCTGCCCGTAATATATGTAGGGACACCGTTGTTATAAAACCAAAAGCCCTCACGCCGACGCCGAAACTCCTCTTCGATATACGGAGAAAACTTTTGTCGAAACTCCCTTGGCATCTCCGCCCACTCATCCATAGACTTAATCCTAGACAACTCCTTTGGCATAGGAATCCTTTTCCACAGTTGCAAGGCGTCTGGACTTTCATATCCTTGAATTTGCTCCTTCGGCGGCATAGCGGGAAGTAGAATGACCAACCCACCAAGCTGAATGCTTTCACCTTGCGTACCGTTGGGGCAAATTCTGATAAGCTCCTCGATATACTCATCGTCCTTGACCAGCATACCTCTTGCGGTAGTTTTTAGAAGCCTTACTTTTTGAGCTCTTTGTCTTTGCATGAACGCCTTTGCGACGAACTTGCTTTTTCTGATAAGTAGAAACCTGAACTTTAGCCATCTGTATAATTGAATTTAGTACCCCTGTCAGGACTCGAACCTGAAACCTACGCATTAGAAGTGCGTTGCTCTATCCTGTTGAGCTACAAGGGCGTTTGTTGTTTAAGGGTAAATTTATTGAGGCTTATTGGCAAGGTGATCCATAAGATCACTCAGATTTATAGCACCGTCTTCATTGTAATCTACACGATGACACGAGCTGTTAGGCGGCAACTCTGATCCATAGCAAGCCAACAACAGCATAAAGTCCATTACCCATACTGTGATACTAGTGTACATGGTGGTTTGATTTTTTATATTAAAGTCCGCGAGGTGGGGCTTGAACCCACATGTAACCAATTACTCTTTCAACAAGGTATAAGCTTGAGGAGATACTCGCGGTTATTTATTTCTCCTCTCATGGGTCTTTTTGCGATGACAGTTAGAGCACCTTACCTCGCACTTGCGTATCTCTTCCTTCATACGCTTAATGGAATAAGCAGCGTGAGCCATGGTAGAAAGATTGTGCTCTTTATCTCCTCTGACATGATCAAAGTCTAAAACTACAGGATTGATCTCACCACAGTCTATGCACCCCAAAAATCTTTTTACCCTGTAGAGGTACTCTCTGTTTTGCTTACGCTGATTCTTGTTGTAGACCTTGGCCTTCTGTATGTACTCTTGTTTCTTTTTTTGATAGTACTTCTTGTGGTATTCACGCTGATACTCTCTTCTGGCCTGGGGGTCTTTTCTAGGCATCTGTCCTGGGATTAGGATTCCAAGAATCCTCCCAAAACTTGTGTTCAACCTTGTTCTTCACCCAGACTAATTCTTGCCAGTTACTTGGAATACCTTTCGGCAAATCCTCCGCTGTAGTCTTTAGCTTCTTCGATTGATCCATTGTTGGTAAGGTCTTTGATCATTTGTTCTAAGCGTTGTCTTTCTACAATTAATTCTTTGCAATCTGTAGCTGTCTGCTTAATGGACTGCAGCTCAGCCTTACGTGCGCTCCCATTGATCTCAGGATCAACAGGCTTTTTGATTTCGTCAATCATGTTGTCGATAGCTGCCTCCATGCTTGTCATCAAGCGCTTGGCAGCTTCAATCGTTGTAAACTTCTTTCGTGACAAAATTGATATATAACGGGGTTTTCTCTCCAACGTATGCACCGACTACATTGTAGTCAAGAAACTCTACAGCGTCTTCATAATTCATAGACTCCTGCATGAGTATCTCTATCATCTTGTTGATGTCATACACAGCAACCACATTGGCACCGTAGGTACATCCAACCAGAGCATCATCAAAACCATCGGTAGTCACACATTCTTCTTCTGATAGGATGTCCATCAGGAGTTCTTTGTCAATCATGACTCAACGTATAGGAGGTCTTCAGTGCGGGTGCGATAGTATTCCTTACCATCTATTTTGATGCGGTAGTCTCTGTTCTGCTTGAACCCTACTACATCGCCCACCTTCAACCCCAAATCTTCGATCCAAGGAGCCGTAAAAGCGACACGGCCCTTTGTTGGAAGCTCCTTTTCCCGTTCGACAACTTCGATGACATCTGACTTCGTTGTAAGCGCGT